TAGGTCCACCATAAACATCATAAGGATACTCTGGTGGTAAAAATTGTGCACAAATTCTTGCTAAAATTTTAAATTCTAAACGCATAGCGTAATAACAACGTTTATGCACACCACTCATAACTCTACTTCCTCTTTCCATTAGAGCAATTGTTGTTCCAACAGCTCTATTTTGAAGGTCATTACCAACACCAGAATCTGTAATTGCTGCAAATTTTTGTCCAGCATTTACCACAAAACCTAAAAGTTGGTATAAAGTTACACTTGGCTCAGTAAAAGGTAGATTAAAAAATTGATCTCTTATATTTCCACCTGGTGCATCTACATCTCTAAACTCACCTGGTTGTAAAGGTTGATCATCATCTCTAACTCTTATTCCTCTAGACTTAAATCCGGCAGGTAAATTTTTTAAAGTTCCTGCATCAATTAATTGTCTTAATGATTGAGTAGCCGCTAAAGATAAACCACCAATCATGTGTGTTAAACCAAAACCATAAAAGCCAAGTCCTGGTAAAAATTTGTAATGAACAAAATATTCTATTCTTGTATAAGTTGGATCATCAGGTTTATAGTTTCTATAGATAGATAAAATCTCTCCTGAGTTTTCATCAATAGTTACAATGTAAGGTATTTTAATTTTTTTAGCTTTATCATCATGTAATTCAAAGTCATCTAAATTTAAATCAACATGCATTTCTAAAATAGTGTGTAATAAATCACTACCAGTTCCTTTTACCCCTTCTAATTCATTAATTTTTTTCTGAACCCTATCTGGTTCTGTGCTGGCACCTTTAATTAAGTCTATATCTCTATAAAAACCAGCTGCCATTTTTTTGATTACTTCATTAGTTGTCATTTTAATAACATGAGTTATTCTTTCGCAATCTTTTAAATCAGATGCATAATAAGGAACAACTAAATCTTCCGCAGGAATAAATTTTGAAACAGGTCTTTCTACTAATGCATCATAATAAATTTTTTTAAAAGTGGAACCCGATAAAGGTAGAAAAAATAACATTTGATCCATATCTGTTGTAAATTCTTCCATTTCTTCCATTAGCATATAATTCATATATTCTTTAACTCTAGTAGCTTGTTGTTCAATGGATGGAGTTGTTAAACCTACAACTTGAGTTCTTACTGGACCGTCGCTTGGTATTAATTCTTTGTAAGCTGATGCTTGAAATTGAGTTACTGATTCCGCTAATAAAGGATGGGTAACATTAGAAGCTCCTTTAAAGGGACGAGTAACTTCTGTGTATTTTGTTCCTAAAAGATCTAGACCTCTTACATAAGTGTCTTCCCATTCCTTTCTAGAAATTTTATCTTTTTTATATTCTTGTACTAATTCTATTGCCATAGACTTAAGAGTTCTTTCGTCCATGTTTTCAGCTAAGTTTACATTAAAATCATTTTGAGGTGCTTCTTCAATTTCTTCTTCACCTTCGATCATAACTTCAGGTGGTAAACCCTCGGGTTGCTCTTGAATTTCTTCAACTTTTTCTTCTTCAGTTATTTCTAATGGATTATCTTTTTCTATAGCCATGATTCATTGTACCTTATCGGTTTAAACATATCCACCACTAAGCCTCCCTGTGCCTTATATGTTTTCTGAGTATATTTCATCAAAGGATTCACCTTAACGGCAAACGCATCAAAATACAAGTTCGGATTTCCTTCTTCTATAAATCTCGAACCTGGCTGTTGGACTTTATAAGCCTCCTCATGATATATACTTTTAATTTTTTTCTTGGCTAAAGCATGAGTAGAAGGGTATTCAAAACTATTATATTCTACTTTTTTATAGGGTTTTTTAGGATCTGATAAAGATAATTTTACAGGTTCTGCTTTGGAATCATAAAATTTAGCTGCTTTTTTCATTACGTTTGGCATAACCGCTTGTCCTTTTTTATCTATGCCTTTACCACTAGCATAACCGTAAAATCTTTCATTACCTGCTTTATACCCTTGTCTAAAACTTAATTTTTCAAAAGGGGCAACGGCAACATAATCAACGCCTTCTTTAGCCGCTTTATTCATTAAATATTTTAGAGCATGATCTCCGTATTGATCTGCTTCTACCATTGGAAAGTAATCATATCTTTTACCATCGCCATCTCTTGCACGTGAAAAAGTATTTTTTAATTTTCTATTAATATCAGCTAATTCTTTTGCTACTCGTTGTGCACCTACACTATTATTTCTATTTATCTCCTTAGTCATTTCTTTCACTAAGTCTGATCGGTTTGCAATTAGTAATTTCATTTCAAGATCTGCTTGAAAAGGATTTACTCTGTTCTCACCACCTAACTGTTGTGCTTTTGATAAAGCTTTAGCAATACTTTGATTAGCATCAGATTGTACTTCATGAATTAAAAAAGCTTTTTTACCATCCGGTGTATATCTTGTATCAAATCTTACGTGATAAATTTGATTTTTACCGTGTTCACTAAAATGACTAGGACTTCTAAAAGGACTTTGATTTGAAGGTATTGCTTCATCTAATTTAAATATGGTTTCTCTATAATTTGTTCCACCCTGTAAAGTATAACTTGATTCATCTCCATATTGAGTTCTAACATTTTTCCCACCAGTTTTTACAAAAGCATTATCTACTTCACCCATTATTTTATTTATTTTTTTATAATCGCTGGCATAAGTTTTAGCTTGTTTTGCGTAAGTTATGTTTTCATTAAAATTTTTCATAATTTTTTGTATCGCTGATTTACTTAAATTATCTGCATCTAATCCTTTTAATTGATAAGAAGCCTCTGTTAAATTGTCAGCAATTGATCTATATTCATTTCCAGCTATCTTGGTATATTTAGCAGCCATGTCATCTAGTTCTTTAGATGCACTTTTTGTCAATGTAAAAAAGTTATTCCAAGCTTGAGGAGTAACACCTAATTCAACTGCTTTTAATCTGTTTAAAGGATTAAGTTTAATCATAGCGCCTATTTCATTAGCATCTAATCTTAAACCAAATTTTTTAGCTGCATATAATAAACCACCTGTTAAGTCTCCAGCTTCATTAAAAATAGCTACGTTAGTATCAAATAATTCCTCTTTAGTTACGCTTGTTTCTCTACCGGCAAAAGGACCTGAATCATATTTAAATCTTTTTTGCTCTCTAATTTTTTTTGTTACTGGCTTACCCCAAACTTTAAAATTAGCTGTTCTTGTTGAAGTTAAATGATTTAACCATTGATCAGCAGTATATTTTCCTGGACCCATTTTCATTGCCCAGTCATACGTAGAAGATCCAAACGCAGGAGGAGTTTTATCCCCCATATATAATGATTTAGTTTGCTGTCTAATTACAGGTGGATTAGCCATTTCTTTTTTGGCTAATTGTAATCCTGTATCTTGAGGAGTTTTACCTTGATAAGTAAGAAGCTTTTGTTGTTTTCCGGTAGTCGGTGTCGCTGATTCTTTTTTACCTTTGAGAAGTCTTCGACCGATCCCTAGGAATAAATTTTTAAGGGACATTTATCCCCCTAATAAAGCTTTGTAGGTTTTGTTTTAGCTAGTTTGCATTTAACTCTTATAGACTTGCCTTTTTTATAACCTCTATTTAATTCTCCAATAACTCTTCTTTTCTCAGCTCTGTCTGCTGCATCAGGGTGGCTTCTTGCATCGATACGACCCATTTCTTCTAGTAAGTTAGCTCTTCCACCTAATCTTTTACCAAGCATTTCTTTTTTCTTTTTTCCTAACAATAAAGCAGCAGCACCGCCCAACGGCAAAACATTTTTGCCTTTGTCTTTCATTTTTTTAGCGCCTAAGCCTATAACAAGTGCACCAACAGAATGTTTTTTCTTTTTAGCTTTATGTTGTTTAGATTTATGTTTTAACCATTCTCTAGCTGCTAAACCAGCTCCTGCTACTCCTAAAGCTATTTTTCCATATCTAGTTGCTTTAGCTACTTGTGCAGCTTTCTTTAATGTACTTGCCTCTTTAGGTAGTTTAGTTTTTAAATGTGATTGTAATTGAGCTTTGCCTAATGCAGTTTTACCTGCAGTAAATGCATTAGCAGGAAATTGAGACGATGTAGCTCTTCTCATACCTCTTAGGTATTTTTTATATTCTTTTGCTTCACCCATTTTTGTCATAATAAAAGCCTTTATATTTACCTTAAAAAGGTAAATACTAATTTAATTTTGTTATACTACGTTCGATTAAAAAGTTTCAGTATAAAGGGTGCCATTTAATTTAGTTTTAACATGCACACCGCCTCTAGCCTTAACAACTTTTTTCTTCCAGTCGTGGGATCTATTACCCCATTTGCCGTAAGACTCATCTCTTGCAACTTTTTTAGCGTGCTTACTTTTTTTAGCACCAAGTCTCATTCCAATAGATTCATCTTCTCTAGCGTAGTATCCTTGATTAGCTTTCTTCACCTTTTTCTTCCAGTCACCTTTTCTTTTTCCCCATTTACCGTAAGACATGTCTCTTTCAGCTTTTGCTTTTTTCTTATTTTTAGCAGTAGCTTTACCTTTACCAAGTCTCATTCCGATTGATTCATCTTCTCTATCGTAGTAGCCTTGTTTTTTCATTGACTTACCAGTTCTTGCAGAATAGATTTTTCCTGGACGAAGACTTTCATCTTGAAGTCCCATACCATGTGTTCTAGCTAAACCGTAACCTTTTGTATATTTATTTGCCATACTTGTATTTATATCACCTCCGGAGGTCTTTTTAAAGACTTTAGGTCTAGAGAATCCTTCATGTAAATCCCCATACATTCTGTCCATTTCTCTCCTCCAGGAGCCAGGACTATCATATTTGGCCCTAGAAGAAGCTTTTGCTTGTTCTCCTCTTACTTTGTGTGTTTGGAATGTACTTCCTTTTTGGCTTTGCGCCTTATGGGGAATAATACCCTGTGCTCGTATTGCATAAGGATCCAAGCTTGGACTTTCGTTAACACGCTTTGTAGATTTTTTCTTACGCTTCTTTCTAGCTTCTTTAATAATTTTTTTAACTTTTTCTTTACCATATTTGTAAGTACCAACTAAAATATCTTTTTTTATGCCCATTTAATAATATTTATATTCCTTCTCCATTTTAAAATTAGGTTCATCCCAATCATCTGAATAAGTAGAAACAAATCCTCCTTGTCGGTATCTTAACACAGCTTGGGTCATACTATCAACGTAGTCATCATATTGACCATTAGGAAAGGCAGCACATTCTTCAATTACTTCTTGAGCAAAGTGTTCATCTAAGGGTGCATATACCATACCCGATTCAAATACCGGGGCACATGAATTTATTCTAGTGTGTTTATCTCTACCACGTGCTGGAACATAATCTATTACAGGAATACCCGCCCGTCTTAATTCATGGATTAAAGGTTGCCCTGAAGCTTTAGCTTCAATGATTACGGTTTCCGGTTCCCAGTATTGATATTGCTCTAATGCAACATTTTTTAAATCTGGAAAATCATAACGTCCTTTTTGTGCGTCTAAAAGAATAATACATTTTTCATACCCTTCTACTGGTTCAAAAATACCCCAGGTGGTAATAGCAGAATAATCTGCAGTTTCTTTTTTAGAAAATGCTGTATCATAAGATTGTATTACATGGAGCAGTTTTGGAAGATAATCCTTATCATAAGGTTGCCACCATTCACGTTTTATAATAGCTCCCTCTTCTGAAGTTGGGTCCTGCATATATTGTGCATTCCAATTTTTCGTGGACACCGAAGCTTTGACAGCTTCTAAATCTTCTAAACTCCAATATTCAGGCCATACAGGATTACCTGAAGGAAGTATTGCTGGAAATTCTACAACGTTCCATTTATCTGCTTTAGGTTCTGATTGTGCTTTAATGAGCCTTCCAGTAAGATCGTCTACCGCCCAACGGGTCATGACTACACAAATACGGCCACCGGGTTGTAAACGTTGTCTGGGTCCTGATGAATACCATTCATAAGCACGATCCATTGCTGAGTCTGACATTGAGTCTTGTTCAGTATGTGGGTCATCGATAATAAGTAAATCCGCCCCTCGTCCTGTGATAGAACCGCCAACTCCCGCTGCAAAATATTCGCCCCCATGATTAGTCTCCCAACGTCCTTTTGCCTTACTATCTTCTCTGAGTGTAACATTACCAAAGATTTGTTTATACTCCTTGGTGTTCATTAAGTTTCGAACCTTGCTACCGAACCTTGTTGCAAGTTCAGCATTGTGAGATACCTGCATTAATTTCATCTTAGGATTCCTTCCAATCATCCATGCGGGGAATAAATAAGATGCAAACTCCGATTTAGTATGTCTTGGTGGCATATTCACAATGAGCCTCTTTAACTCATTATTAGCTATTTTATGAAATTCTTGAGCTATAATTTGATGATGCCCATATTTTTTTGGGTCCTTTGTTTTTCTATAAATAAAATCTGGCCAAACAGTTTCAGCAAAAATTAAAAAATTATCTTGGCATAACTTGATCCACTCCAACTGCTTTTTCAAAATTAAGTCTTTTAATTCTTCTTCTGTAAGGTTCTCAATATTCATACCGTTTGGGTCCCTAGTATATGTATTCATATTGCTTTGTAAACCTCTTAGTCGCCTTGAAGCTAGTGGCTATGCGTGAATTGGTCGTCAGAAATTTGAGTTGAATTTTCTTTAAAGAAATGAGCCTTCTATGGAGTAGATACACCAATGGCGAGTGTGGAACTCGCCATTGATACGATAGTTATTACTTAACTAATGAATTAATTAAAGTGGAAAACTTGTCTAATATGTTTTGTTTAAACTCGTCAACCACAGGGTTACCATTGTTTTCAATGATATGCTTCTCTACTTCGCCCATTAATAACTGAAACATTATTTCATAGTTCAGTTGCTTCTTCCCATTAATATTAATGTGCATATCAGAAGCAGGAGTAGGCTTATTCTCGCCTACTCTCTCGGTTAATGTTTGTGCAATATTGATTAAACTATTTGTCATTGTTATCTCCTATTGCTTTGTATTCACTATATTCAATTTCAGTAGTGAATTTATTAAATAAATCATTATGAGCAATTTTGAAATTTGCTGTTTCAAATTTCTTCCTCTTACGATTTATCTTCTGTACTCCAAAACTATTACCTTGTTCATTTTGAACAATGATTAAGTTTTGGTTTGTTCTCTCAAAGCAATCAACAACGTTTTGTTTCATTGTGTCTAACTCTTTAGATAGTCTATTTGCTTTAAGCTTTAATTGTGCATAAGCAAGTATAACTTTTTTTTCTTCTTGCTTTAGCTTCTTTATCGCATTTGCCATTTTTTACTCCTTTTGTTAGTTATGACTATTTTAATATATATCTTATTAAATCTTATTCAATACTTAATTTAACTTTTTTTTATCAAACTGCCCAAATTGGGTATCGCCCATTTTGGGTACTTCTTCAATTTTCACACATTTAAAATTGTCATCATCAATAACTTTGGTGAGTTTAATATTCCCATCAGCAACCGTAGTTAATTCACTACCGAAGAACTCCTCTAACTTACTAACAACACTCTTAATGTCCTGCATGGCTTTTTCTTGTTGTTTTAATGCTTGTGCTTTTTGTGGTGTACGGGCGACGGTATCTGTCGCCCTACCTTTCAATAGTTGTGTTTTGTTTTTCTTTTTCATCATTACCACCAACACTCGTAAAATACTTTATATCCTTGTAACAAATATTTCTTTGCGTCAGATACAAATTTTAAATCGGTAGCTTTTATATCGTCCTGCTCTCCTTCCCAAGTATAACTGTCCGAACCATAAAAAAACCCTTCCGTTGCAGGTAGCTTTCTATCGTTAATGGCATCTTCAAGTTTGTCCAGGTCATCTTTCTCGAGATACAACGGAACACAATTAAAGCTATTCCACTCTAATTCTTGTCCGTCATGCCTTTTGTTGTAAAGGTTTTCCATAAACCCTTGCAATCGGTTGTGCTTACGCCAATACGCAAACTCGTGTGGCTCTCTTTCCGTGCCTTTCAATGCGTCCCTATCTTCTGCAGGTTTTATTCTTTCACCCTTGTGCCGAAAGGCGTACATATCTAGTCCCATAACTTCTCCTTTTTTAAGTTTAACTGCGTAGTCTTATCAAATCCCACGACCTAATGCAAATCTTTTACTGCCCATTTTGGGTTAATTCATCAGCTCGTAGATTAGCTAGGGAAACCACCACACTCCTGAACTGAAGCTGACCAGATGCCTTCCACGCGTGGGATCCCAGAAAGAGTTGTAAAGCCTTACGACAACGACGCTAAAACGAGAGCCAGTGCTGCCGTGGTCAAGACTGTTACTCTAGGGAATAGCAGCCAAATAACGAGTATTAAACCGACGAAATGCATACGCTACGACTCCTTCCATCTAGATCCTCTGCGCCTGACGTGTCTTCGACTTCACTTTCCTTCCAGCTGTTACCATTCGCAATGCAGCGAGACCCGGTGCCGCCGGTGAGGGCATAAGTCTTGCCTGCCTCCGGCTTATCCCCGACACGGTCCTTCGAGATCCAGCCACCAGGTGGTGCATTCTCCTTGTTTAGTTTCTTGATTAATTTAACGAGTTTTTGTTTCTTCGGCTGCGCTACTAGTTTTTTATTGATCATGTTTCCTTTCTCTTGTTTTTATTTTTAAGTCATTCTGATCCAAGATCCGGCGGGAATTCCTCTTAATCTCTGGGCACCGGATCAGGGATCATCCAAATCCAACGATGACATCGGGATCAAACCAATAGCTCATTGAATTCAGTGCCTACGCAAAGAGCCTGTAGAGAAATTTACGTAGGCCTCTTCTATATAAGATATGATGGGACATACGTCAAGCACTAATTCATCCAATCCTGTTCCTGAACGGCTGGTCAGCTCCAGAGGGTATATACATAACCGTTCCCTTACTTATCTGTGTTATCAAACGGCATTTCACTCTTTCTTCCTGAAGGGTGGTAGCTCCCATAGCTCACCTCTGGTCAGGAGCGGGTAGCTTTAACGACGACAGCGGTACGAGATTATGTGGTCAGAACGAGCACGAGATCGTCCCCGGTTACAGGAGGGCGCTTACCGAAAGTA